GGGGGGTCGCTGCTATGCTTCATCTCGTGGTTTTAACTCGATTACAAGGTCACAATTCATTGCATCCGCGATCTTTCGCATGTCGTTTTCTCTCAAATTATCATTTTTTAGAGAAATGCATAACGCTTGACGTGATCGCCCGATCATTTCGGCAAGTTTCGCTTGGTTTATCTCCAGGTCAACCATTCTTTTTTTTACTAGTTTTCGGAACATTTTAACCGCCTCCTTTCCACTGTCCATATAATAGCATACGTCCGTCAATTTGTCAAGCGTTTTTTTATTTTGTTTGTTTTTTTTATTTATTTTGTAAAATATATGTTGACTTTTTATATTTTCTATGCTATAATTTACTTGTAAATAAGAAAAGGCGATCGCCAAAGCTAACAACTAAACACGATCGCCACCAATCAATAAGAAAGGTAGGGTAATTATAGCATGACCCAAAGGTAAAAAGCAATGAAAATTTTTTTAACAAACTTAGGAAAGTACAACAAAGGCGAACTTGTAGGCGAATGGGTAGAATTACCAGTATCACAGGGAGAGCTTCAAGAAGTATTTGATCATATCGGAATCAACGAAGAATACGAAGAATATTTTATAACTGATTATGAGTGTGACTTATACGAAGTAGGAGAGTATGAGAATATCGACAAACTGAACGACATAGCAGAACGGATTAAAGAACTGGACGAAGAAGAAAGCAAGGTTGTAAAGGCTTTAATGTCGGAACTGGGTTATACACTGGATGAAGCTATAGGCAAGGTAAACAGTGGCGATTATAGGATTTATTATGATTGTGACGATATGGCAGATGTTGCATATCAGGTTGTAGAAGAATGCGGGTATCTCGACAATGTGCCCGATGATGTGGCTAGATACTTTGACTATGAATCATTCGGCAGGGAATTAGAAATCAAAGGAAATTATATATTCTTAGACGGTAGCGAAGTTATAGAGATTTGCCAAAAGTAAGCAACGGCCAGCAAAGCCGAGAGGAAAAGAGAAAACGCTTGCAAGACAATAGACATATTCGAAAGAATCACGGAATAAAATAAGGAGGTGTAAATCATGATGAATGAAACAGCAAAGCAAAAGGAAATAAGAATATTTAATATTTATAAGAAGAATTTAGAAAAACTAGGAAAAGAGCACAGACAAATAAGAATGATTTGCATTGAGTACGTATGCAGCTTTCCAAAAATCAATCCTTTTGAAATGGCTAAAGCCTTAAAAAATAGCGGCTATAGTGTTGTTTTTGATGATTCCAGCATAAGCAAGGCAGAAAACGAAAAGAAAAGACAAAAAGTTGAAAAATTTACAATAATTTTGAAACGTGCGATCTAATCGCAAAAAAGTAAACGCATCAGCAAAGCCCCCAGAAATGGGGGCTTATTTTTTCCTGTTTATATTTTTCTTCTTGTATTTTTCAAATTTGAAACGTGATCTAATAACTGTAATTCCGTTTATTTCGTCTTTTTTTGTTTGGCGAACAGCTCTAACGCCGTATATATCCGCTGTTCTTTTCTTCTTTCCCGATCTGCTGCCCATTCTATCGCCCCCTTTTTATTCTTTTTTGGATCTCATTTGAAAAAGTCGGGAACTGATCCACGTTTCCGGATACTATTTTTTCACCGAACAAAACAACCCTTGCACCGTTCACGCGTTCGATCATTTCACTATATCCGGAAGAAAAACATCTTTTAGACAGATCATCACGAGCGCAACCAACGGAAGAAATCGCTATAGATGATTGCTGCGGCAATCCATCAAAGCACCACTCAAAGGACCTCGCATCACTCCAGCCAGCAACAGGGACAACGTTTACGCCATTTATCAGAAGATACCAAGCAAGCGCACGTGATCTATACACCTGCCATATTTGCATCGAAAGCGGCATATCTTCGTAAAAAGAAAAGTCTGGAGCGCAGACATATTTGAAATTTTGCAACGCAGGAATGTATTTATCCGGGTTGTTCCACACTCTCTCAAATTGCATATCGTCAATAAAGAAATGACAAATACACTCTTTCGGATTTCGTTCTTTTAATGCTAGATTAAATGGCGCGGATCTCAAGCCGTCTGCATGAACAATCACCGCGGGAAGTTGTGGAAATCCGTATTTGCCTGTAAGTTTCGCACCGAGAAGAAAACGCTCTCTCATAACATCGTTTTTTGTGTTTACAGATATTTCCATATCCATCGGTGGCGCACCTCGCTTTCGTCAAAACGCACATGTGTGTTCGTATGCTACAATACATATATTGTGAAAAATAAACAATGATATATTATAATTTGTATCATTAAATATATCATAACATATCATAAAATAAATTTCAACATAATTTTAATTTGTGTATTGACACATAAAATAAAACATGATAATATAATCATGCACAAAACAGATAAGTATAAAAGAGCCAACGGATTTTAGACCTTTCCATTGGCTCTTTTTTCGTTAGAATATACTGTTCTGTTGTTCACATAATTCTAGTAATTTTCCTATTTTCATCTTCTCGATAAATTCATCATCGTGTAAAGGCTCAAACACCGTGTCCACAAAATCATACTCTTTATAAATCTTGCAGCCATGAAAATCCTTTACCAAAACACATACCTCCAGATCTTCGCCAAATTCGCTTATGTCTCCCTTGATTTCTTCGATCAAATCACTACACTCATAAGATAATTTGATAAAACCCATGTCAATCTTTCCCATTAGAACAAATCCTCCTGCCTTTTTCTTTAGATTCTAACATATACGGTTTGCTCATACAAGAAATATATAATGCTCTTGCCGAATATTCGGTTATGCCCATTTGATACAGAAGATCAGCTTTTGTCATATTTGGGTTTGTTCTCTGCACAAATCTTAAAATCTCATCTATCATACTCATGATACCATCCTAACCGCACCAAACATCATATCTACAATGTCCAGCACTTCTTTTCCGTATGTTGCAACAAAATCGCATAACAACTCTTCCTGCTCTATTGGCAAATAAATTTCATAAGATATACATATCGCATGGCATACTTCATGAATAAACACTTTTTTCAAAAAATCACCATGCAGATTTTCATTTAGATATATCTCATGTGTATTTGCATCTGTTGTGCCGACACTATAACTTCCGTCAGTGCGTCTAATTGCCTCGCTATTGGGCTTTACAAACACAACACGCCAATTTGTACCGTTAATATAAAAAACCATGATATCGCCCCCTGTACGCAATCAGCCGGGGAAATAATCCCCAGCCGCTTAATTCAGAGAAAACAAATTACATTGCGTTCATCAATCCTGTCATATTGTTCTTAAAGAGTGATTTCTCTTCGTTCGTAGCATCTTTAATTAAGTCTTTTACATCATTTGAAAATACTTTCAAATAATCATCAAGACTTTTCATCTTTGCTTCTTTGTCGTGCATAGTATTGTCTTTATGCATTTCTTTGCTTTCTGTATAGTTTCTCTTTGCACGATCATAATGACTTTCGCTCATAGAGTCCATACCATGAGATACAGGTTCGGCAAAGTGCATTCTTCCGCTTGCACGATCAAGGTCACGCATCCGCTCTGATCTAGGCATATCTGACCATCTGTCATAATCATCTTTAGTCATATGCCAATAAGGCGGCTCTTCATAACCTCTTCTGCCAACGTAAGTGCCTTTTCCCTTTGGAGCATACTCACCTGTGGTTTTGTATCTGTAGTTGTCGTAATGTCTGCGACCGTCTCCGTATCTTTCAAACATTTCCATTGTTTCATACGGATCTAAGTCATTCATTGCATTTGTCAAAGTTCTGTAATACATAGCTTCTGACAAATCTTTCATCATATCGACAACTTCCCCCATCTCTTGGGTATCAATGCACTCAATTCCTTTGTCAAATTCACATTTTGCACATTCTGAAATCTTTTCAATCATGTCATGCATTCTCTTAACATCCATAGCTATACACCTCCTACGCTTCTCTTGTGACAACGATGTTTGCATTTGCCACATCTATAGCAACGCCGCTTGTATTTTCTACAGCGATATTTACGCAGCATCCTTTCGGTACATCTACATAAATGCCTGCGGATACGTTGTTAAACTGTTCGACTGCGGCAGGTGTGCTAATCATCTGTGAAGATAATACAGGCTCACCACTAATTGCAATTGCTAAAGAAATCGCCCCGGCCGTTCCACCGGTAGGAACTGCAATGTTTGCCGAAAAATCAACAAAGAATCTTGCTCTGCACTGATTTGTCAGTCCACGCAAGGTGATAATTCCGCTACCCTCTCTGTGCTGGATACAGCTAGACCCTTTAACTGCTGTGTTTGTAAATACAACATTTCCATTTGATGCAACTTCCTGTGTTGCAACTGATACATATTCTGCCATAATATATAACCTCTCCTTCCATCAAAAAAACCACCAACCAAATATTGGCTGATGGTTTTCAGATTCGAAACAATTATACTATGCACAATACCGCATTGCGTATTTCTTGACAATGTTTTCAAAAATTGCCTTTAGCTGTGGCTTTTCATATATAATTGCAATTTTGGTTGTTTCCTGTCTGATAGCAGTTTTTGTGTTTCCTGCCTTTTCCATGCGTTTCTTTTTGTTTTCCTGCAATCGCTTGAGACTACAATGTGCAGTTGTCTCAAGTTCCGCATAAAGCTGATTATACAAAGTTGCATATTCGATATTGCTCTTTAGCGATATTTCTCGCACCCTAGCATTGATTTCTGACTTCCAGTCACCTATAGGCTGTGTAAATATCTCTTTCATGTTATCGACCGTCTGCTCAACCTTGGTTATCTGCTCTGCCTGTCGCTTCTGCTCTAGTTCCTGCCTTGCTTGCGTTTCAATCAATCCATACAGTGCTTGAAGCTGTGGCGATAACTGCGTTCTGTCTATTGATTTCTGCTTTACTCTCTCTTCAATAGTTGTAAAATACTCTCTTGCCTGTTCCGCTCTTTCGCTATTTCCTTTTACAGATAATTTCTTGGCAAAGTGTGCAGTAAGTTTGTAGTCTGTTGTAGACTGTCCTCCCCATTCGTCATTAAGTACGAATGCCCAATAATCAATGTTTTCATCCGCAAATTCATTTTCTATGATGTTAGTTCTACACCATTTTGAATAATTACTTGGGCTTAATTCCAAGAATGAATATAACTTTTTTGCTGTTGTCATTCCGTCACTGTCAATGTCGAGTGCAATCTCAATAGGTGTTCTTGTTTCAAGTTTAGATAATTCGCCCATTATTCTGCACCGTCCTTTCTATCTGCCAATACATTTGTATAAGCAAGTATGCACTTTAGAAAGTATTCATTTGTGTTTTTCAGATTGTCAATAATTTTGTTGATAATTTCATCTTTCATGGATTATACCTCGCTTCCAAAATTTGCTTGAAATGAGATAACCCTTATGATAGAATATTTCATAGAGAGTTATCTCGCTCTTAGAGTAGTCAATTACCGCTAAGTAATGCTTGACTACTCTTTTTTGTCGTTATACTGAATATCAATCCCTTTTCTGATAATTTCAGCCTTAGTCAACTTTTCTTTCTTAGATAGATAATTAAGTTTTTTCTCTGTTTCATCATCATACCTAAAATTCAAAGTATGCTTTTTAGGATTTTCAGTCAACTTTGTTCCTTTGTGAATGCCCATTGTGTTCACCTCTTTTCTTTGTGGCACAATTAAAATATAATGTATACACAAAGAAAAGTCAAGCACTTTTTCGAATTATAATCATTTTTCTTGATTTCTCCGCAGGGATTTGATAAAATACACCTATCAATCCCTGTGGATTGATTGTTATCCGTACAGTTGCGCACTTTCTTTTGTGGGGCGCAATTGTTTTATTTTTTTCAAATCCAAAAATCATCAGCCAATATTCGATTGTCAATGTACGAAAAAAGCAAGGGGAAAACCTTAAAGCCTGCCCCTTGCCATAAATTTTAATACTGCATAAGCAGACATAATCGAGTTAAACTCAATTAAGATACTCAATTATTCATTTTTGCGTAGCTGCTACTTTTAGCAGCCACACCCTGTGCTGCATCCACATCCGTATGCATAAGCATTCGGATTAGGAACTACATAGGCCGGAACTGCCTGTGGGTTCACAGAATTGATAATCTGCTGTGTCTGTGCAGACATTGCCGTAGTAAGAAGTGCGGACTGGCGATCCTGCGAAGCCGCTCT